TCGCTGGCAACATTGCTGGTGGCGCTGGTGGTGCATCTGTGTCCCGCAGCTTTGCTGGCAACAAGTCGAACAACGCCTTCGAGCGTTCTTATGTCGGCATGGTTGCAGGCTTTGACACCTACAAGCTGGACTACGCAAACCGCATCGCAGCTCGCACTGGTGCAGACCCGACGATGAGCACCTTGGCTGCTGCCGGTAACTACTACGTTCCGCAAGCAACCCAGACCGCTGCTACCGGCGAGACCCAGAACGTGGACAACCGCTTCCAGACCATCACGGTCTCCAGCACCACCGACCTGCCTGCCGGTACGCCGATCCAGATTCAAGGCGTCGAGGCTGTGCATCACATCACCAAACAGGGTACTGGCTTTGCCAAGACCTTCCGTGTGGTGCAAGTGGTTAACGCCACGACCTGCGTCATCACCCCCCCGATCATCTCGGCCCAGGGTGGCACTGACGCTGAGTTGCAGTATCAGAACGTGATCGTGACTCCAGCCGCTGGCCGCACCATCACTCGCCTGAACGTGGCTGCAGCACCCATCAACTGCTTCTGGCAGAAAGATGCGCTGGAGATTCTGCCTGGCCGTTACGCTGTCCCGTCTGATGCTGGTGTCGCAGTGATGCGTGCATCGACCGACCAGGGCATCGAGCTGGTCATGCAGAAGCAATACGACGTGAACACGATGAAGACCAAGTATCGTCTCGATACCTTGTTTGGTGTGGTCAATAAGCAGCCAGAAATGTCTGGCATCTTGCTGTTCGGTCAAGCCTAAGGAGTTAAATCATGAGCTATCAAGTAATCTTCACCCAAGGCACGGCTGTTGTCACTGTTCCTGCTGGCGAGAAAATCGCTGTTCAGGCCTTTTCACCAGCAAATGTGTTTCAGGAAGTTGGTTTCCCCAATTTCCCTGATTCGCAAGACCTGCTGACTGTTGTCGAGAACACCACCTATGTGTCACCCGCATTCACCAATGCCACCATCGTGACCATCCAGGCCGGTGCATCGGGCGCTTACTACTCGGTGGGCGTTGCACCTGACATCAGCAACAACGGCAACTGGCAGCCCCAGGGCGCGCCAGCCAACATTGCTGATGGTGGTTCGATGGCGGCAACCGCTGCCAACGTGCTGACCGGCATCATCACCGCAACGCCTACGGCAAGCCGTGACATCCAGTTGCCAACTGGTGCAAACCTTGATCTGGCGACTGAGTGGGCCATCGGTGATTCGTTTGACTTCAGCGTCATCACCTTGGCTGCATTTGCTTTGACCCTCACGGTCAATACAAACGTGACCATCGTTGGCTCTGCTGCAACTGCGGCCACGGCTGGTGCATCTGCACGCTTCCGTTGCCGCAAGACTGCGGCTGATACCTTCGTCGTCTACCGCATCGGCGGCTAAACCAAGACAGGCCAGCAGAGATGTTGGCCTGTTTTTTTAACTGGAGAACGATATGCCAATGACCAAAGGTTATTCTCAGAAATCCATCGGCAAGAACATTGCGATGGAAATGAAATCGGGCAAGCCACAAAAGCAAGCTGTTGCAATGGCACTTAGCACGGCAGCCAAGGCAGCAAAAGCCGCAGGCAAGCCAAGCAAAGCGCCGATGAAGAAGATGAAATGATTAAGTCAGCCGCAATCGTCAAGACCAAAACTCTCGCCCCGTGGCGAGAGTTGCGGCTGCAAAAGCGCAAAGCCAAAAAGATTGCGATGCTTGAGCGCAAAGCGATCAAGCAGTATTACCCATCCCGCATTGATGCCCCAATCATTGAGATGCAAGCTGCACCGCAGGATGATGCGCCACCAACCCGCACTGAGCTGGAGGCCAAGGCCACAGAACTCGGCATCCGATTTGATGGTCGCACAAAGGACAAAAAGCTGGGACAATTGATCCAGGACAGACTGTCTACAGGAGAATGACATGGGATGGACCAAGCGCCAATTTATTGAGCAGGCTTTCGATGAGATTGGCCTGGCATCCTATGCCTTCGACCTCGGCCCAGAGCAAATGCAATCTGCTCTGCGCAGGCTGGACACCATGCTGGCCGCCTGGAATGCCTTGGGCATTCGTCTGGCATACCCGCTGCCATCCAGCCCCCAGGACAGTGATCTGGACGAGCAGACCAACGTGCCCGACAGCTCCAACGAGGCTATCTACACCAATCTGGCCATCAAGCTGGCCCCGAGCTACGGCAAGCAGGTGATGCCTGACACCAAGGTCACGGCCAAGGAGTCGTACAACACGCTCCTGTCCCGTGCTGCCATGCCAATGGAGCAGCAACTGCCCAGCACCATGCCAGCAGGCGCAGGCAACAAGCCCTGGCGCGTTTACGACAATCCCTTCATTCGTCCACCAGCCGATCCCGTCCTGGCCGGTCAAGACGGCCCAATCGAATACTACTGAGGAACAGCAGTCATGCCAACGATCAATCAACTATCGCCCATTTCTCAAGTATCCGGTGGCGATCAGCTCCCGATCTATGTGCCCAACAATGGTGACGCACGCAGGGTCTCGGTCACGCAGCTTCTGCAATATTTCCAGCAGACGTTCGCATCGCCAACATTGGCGACGAATCTGTACGTCCCAGGCACGGGCTTTAACATCACCGTGCCAACACCCGTCAGCAATGACCAGTGGATGCTCCTGCAGCCTGCTGGCACACTGGCCACTGGCACGATCACCCTGCCATTGAACACTGGCGTGCCTGATGGCACTACGGTGTTGATTACGACCACGCAAGAGATCACCTCGCTGACCATTGCACTCAATGGCGCGACTGCTATTTTTGGTGGAGTGACTTCGCTGGCCGCTGGCACCGCAACAGCAATCAGGTTCTACCAGGCAACGAATTCCTGGTATCAGATTAACGCTGAGACGGTTTATGCCGCTGGTGTGCAAACTTGGTTGGCAAACCCCACCAGCGCCAATCTGCGTGCAGCGATGACGGACGAGACCGGCACAGGCTCATTGGTGTTTGCGACAAGTCCGACTCTTGTAACCCCTGCTCTTGGCACTCCTTCTGCTCTTGTCGGTACCAACATCACTGGCACGGCTGCTGGATTGACCGCAGGCAACGTGACCACAAACGCAAACCTCACTGGCGCTGTTACGTCAGTTGGAAATGCAACTTCTCTTGGTTCATTCACATCGGCCAATCTTGCTGCTGCGTTGACCGATGAAACTGGCACAGGCGCAAATGTATTTGCAAACACACCAACGCTGGTCACGCCAAACATTGGCGCAGCCACAGGCACAAGTCTGGCAGTAACTGATGCAGTCACTTCATCAGGCACGGCTGGCGTGGGCTATGCCACAGGCGCAGGCGGTGCAGTAACCCAAGGAACCAGCCGCACCACAGGCGTGACACTAAATAAAACCTCTGGTGCGATAACCTTGTTCAGCGCAGCAGGCACAACAGTCGCAACGACATTTACCGTGACCAACAGCACCGTTGCGGCAACCGATGTCATCATCCTGAGCCAGAAATCAGGCACAGACCTCTATGACTTGATGGTCACAGCAGTTGGTGCTGGAAGTTTCAACATCACATTCCGCACTACGGGTGGCACGACAACCGAGCAGCCCGTTTTCAACTTTGCGGTCATCAAAGGCGTGGCGGCGTAATGGCAACCAAGCCCAAATCCTCTGTCAATAAGGCGGCTGTTTACACCAAGCCGACTATGCGCAAGAACCTGTTTGAGAAGATCAAAGGACAGGCTGTGCAGGGCACTGAAGCTGGGCAGTGGTCAGCTCGCAAGGCGCAGTTGCTGGCCAAGCAATACAAGGCCAAAGGCGGAGGTTACAAGTCATGAAGGCCGCGCAGAAATCGCTCAAGGACTGGAGTGCACAGAACTGGCGCACCAAGTCTGGCAAGCCGTCCAGCGAGACGGGAGAGCGTTATCTGCCCGAGAAGGCCATCAAGGCTTTGACCCCGGCTGAGTACGCTGCAACAACCCGCGCCAAGCGCGAGGCCACATCCAAGGGAAAACAGTTTGCAAAGCAGCCCAAGAAGGTGGCCGCAAAAGTGGCGAGGTACAGATGAAAACACCGGCATGGCAGCGCAAGGAAGGGCAGAACCCAAAGGGCGGCTTGAACGCTGCTGGCCGCGCCAGCTTGAAAGCCGCAGGCCAGAACATCAAGCCGCCTGTTAAGTCGGGCGACAATCCGAGGCGTGCCAGCTTCCTGGCTCGAATGGGCAACATGCCTGGCCCAGAGATGAAAAACGGCGAGCCGACCAGGCTGCTGCTCAGTCTGAAGGCCTGGGGCGCAAGCTCCAAGGAGGACGCACGCTCCAAGGCCAAGGCAATCTCAGCACGCAACAAAGCCAAAAAGTGATGCCATGCAAGTTCCAATCCTAAGCGGCATCTATACTGACAGCACGCCAGAGCTGCGCACCGCATACCCTGTGAACATGGTGCCGGTGCCAAAGGCGTCTGGCATCAGCAATGGATTCCTGCGCCCAGGCGATGGCATTGTGGCCAACGGCACAGGCCCAGGCGTTGACCGTGGCGGCATCAACTGGAACGGCGTCTGCTATCGTGTGATGGGCACCAAGCTCGTGACCGTGGACAGCAACGGTGCTGTGATCGTGCTGGGCGATGTTGGTGGGCCTACCACCGAGCTGGTGACGATGGACTACAGCTTCGATGTGCTGGCCATTGCATCCGGTGGGCGACTGTACTACTGGATACCAGTCAACACACCTGGAACCATAGGCTGGAATCCAACGGCTCCAATCTTGAGGCAAGTCACTGATCCAGACCTTGGCGTGGTGCTGGACTTCTGTTGGGTGGATGGCTACTTCATGACCACCGATGGCGCGAACCTAGTCGTTACCGAGTTGTCAGACCCGACCCAGGTTAACCCCCTGAAATATGGCAGCTCAGAAGTTGATCCTGACCCTGTTGTGGCACTCATCAAGCTGCGCAACGAGGTCTATGCCATCAACAGGAACACGATGGAGGTCTTCGACAACGTGGGCGGCGAGTTGTTTCCATTCGCACGCATTGACGGCGCACAAGTTCAAAAGGGCGCTCTTGGCACGCACGCCTGCTGCATTTACTTGGAACGCATTGCCTTCTTGGGCGGTGGCCGCAATGAATCCCCAGGCATCTACCTTGGCGCAGCGGCCACCACCCAAAAAATCAGCACGCAAGAAATTGACAATCTGCTCCTTCAGTACACCGAGGCGCAACTGGTCAAGGTTCAACTGGAAGCACGCAACGACAAGAACCACCAGCACCTCTACGTCCACCTGCCAGACCGCACGGTGGTCTACGATGCCTCAGCATCTGAGGCTCTGGAGCAGCCCGTCTGGTTCACTCTTACCACCACCGTGGTCGGTTTCAGTCAGTACCGGGCACGCAACATGGTCTGGATATACGACAAGTGGCTGGTCGGCGATCCGCAGTCCAGCTCCATCGGCTATCTGGTGCAAGACATTGGCCACCACTGGGGACAGCAGGTGCGATGGGAGTTTGGCACGGTCATCGTCTACAACGAAGGCAATGGCGCAATCTTCAACCGCCTGGAGCTGGTCGCACTGACCGGCAGCGTGGCGCTGGGCAAGAACCCGCAAATCAGCACCAGTTACAGCGTCAACGGCCTGTCCTGGAGTCAAGACCGCAGCATTGCCGTGGGCACGATTGGCAGCACAGCCAAGCGCCTGGCTTGGTTCCAGCAGGGCCACATGCGCAACTGGCGCATCCAGCGTTTCCAAGGCGACAGCGATGCCCATGTGTCGTTTGCACGCCTTGAGGCACAGATTGAGGCGTTGGCATACTGATGGCAACCGCACCCGTCTCCCGCAAGTTAAACCTGACCCGTGATCAGCTCGCGGAGTTTCTGACCGACCAGCAACAGATCAGGCAGTTTGAGCTACTGTTTTCTACGGTCGATCAGATTCAGGTTATTGTCGGCACGGACTTCGAGTATCAGGCCGACACGGCGGCGGCCACAGCAAATGAGGCACTGGCTCAAATCAGTGCATTGGCACAAGAAACCTCTGTCAGCATTGCGTCAGCCGAGAATAAAGCCAATCAAGCATTGGCGCTGCTAAATAAACTGACCGCGGCCGTTGAGGGTTTGCAGATGACCCCACCGCCAAGGGAGTTCAAGCGCAGCCGCTACGGATCGTTCTACGACACCACCACTCAGACAGCCACCACAATCAACACAGCCAAGGCGATCACGTTCAACAACACCGACCTGAGCAATGGTGTTTATCTTGGTTCTCCCACCTCGCGCATCGTTGTGGACAGCGAGGGAATCTACAACTTTGATACATCGTTTCAACTGGACAAAACCACAGGTGGCACTGCTGAGTTCTATTTTTGGTTCCGGCTCAACGGCGTGGATGTGACAAACAGCGCAAGCCAGATCAGAATTCAAGGCAACAACTCTGAAATTTTCTCGTCGTTAAATTACTTTTTTAACCTCAAGGCCAACGATTATGTCGAGTTGATGTTTTCTGTCGGCGACCTGAGTGTCGTGCTCGCTGCCTTTCCTGCGGCTGCACCGCACCCAGGTATTCCGTCCATAATTCTCACAGTCAACAACAACATCGGAGGTGTCCAATGACCGTCATCATCAAAGTGCTGATTCCTGCCAAGCAGGCCGAAAACAGCCAGACTACTCAGTACACGGCCACCAACTGCAAGGCCATCATCGACAAGTTCACTGCCACCAACACGAGCGCAGCAAATGTGACCATCAGCGTCAACCTCGTGACCAGTGGCGGCAGCGCAGGCACGAACAACTTGATCGTGGACACCCGCAGCATCGTACCGGATGAGACCTACACTTTCCCAGAGCTGGTCGGCCAGGCTCTAGAGCCTGGCAGTTTTATTTCCACCATTGCCAGCGCAGCCACATCGTTGACAATCCGAGCATCTGGCCGAGAAATCACTTAAAGGAGAACAGCATGGACAAATTCATGATGATGCCCAAGGGCTTTATGGGACTGCCAATGGATGAGGAATTCATCACCACGGCAGAAAACAAGAAGAACTACGTCATTGCGGTGCAGGACTGGAACTACGGCCCAGAGATGCCAACCAATGAGCCAGGCGCAAACAAGGAGTTCTACGCAGGGCTGGCCGAGGCTATGCAGTGCAGCGAAAAGGACGCACGGCGCAAGCATTGCTCAAACTGCGAGTACTACGACAACAGTTTCATGGCCCAAGTCAAGATCGAGCGCATCCCGATGGGGGCCTACGACAAGGGCGCAGGCTTTCGTGGCCACTGTGAAAAGCTGAACTTCATCTGTAACGACATGCGCGTCTGCCAGGCCTGGGAAGACCGGGAAGAAGAAGAATATTGACGGGATGCCGAAATGTGGGAAAATGCAGCCGCTGAGCCTATCGAGCCGCCAGCAGCTCACCCTAAACAGGAGCTGCGCATGTCTGGTGTCGATTGGTTGAGAGTGAACCTGCAAAGGGTTTTCGCGCTCCCAACGCCAGCCGTTGAATGGCTGCTCATGCTTTACGGTGCCATTCAGGTCTTTGATGATGTCGCAGACGGTGATCCAGTCGAGCGCGAAGACCTCAATGCTGTGATCTGGAATACCCTGGTGGGCATGAACCAGAACACATTTTGGATTGCCAACTCCCACAGTCTCGCACCCATAGTGGCCACCATGATTCTGAAGTGGCAGGCATCTGACCAGGCCGAGCGATCAGGCAAGGCCGATGCACGGTCATTTGTCTGGCGTGCAGGATACTATGACGTTGTGCTGATGACCGTGGCGCTGTGCCACGGCACTCGTCGTGCGACAGAAGATGCAGGCAGCGTCATGGAGTTGTATGGCGAGAAATTTGAAGACTACATGAAGGAGTTCAGCCATGCCTGATCCAGTCACTGGTTTAATCGTTGGAGGCTCTCAACTGCTTGGCGGCATGATGCAGGCCGATGCAGCAAGCGAGGCAGCAGGCATTCAAGCAGGAGCAGCAGGTGCCGGTATTGAGGAACAGCGCAGGCAGTTCGATGCACTGCAAGCATTGCTCAAACCTTACACTGAGGCAGGTCTTCCTGCCCTACAGCAACAGCAGGCATTGCTCGGCCTACAAGGCCCAGAAGCAGAGCAGGCCGCCATTGAGCGCATTCGAGGCGGCGAGACCTTCCAAGCATTGGCACAGCAGGGCGAAGAGGCTTTGCTTCAGCGTGCTTCGGCCACTGGTGGCCTGCGAGGAGGCAACATCCAAGGCGCACTTGCACAGTTCCGACCAGCTTTGCTGAACCAAGCCATCGAGCAGCAATATGGCCGCCTGGGTGGCATGACGCAGTTGGGCCAGCGTTCTGCTGCCGGTGTCGGCGCTGCTGGCATGGAGTCTGGAACCAATGTGGCCAACTTGTTGGCCCAGCAAGGGGCGGCCAGAGCTGGTGGAGAACTTGGCGAGGCCAAGGCATTCAGTGGCCTGTTCAACCTGCCAGCTCAGGTGCTTGGGTTCCAGTACGGCGCAGGCGGCAAGGCTGGTCTTGGCTTTGGGTTTTGAGGAATAGAACATGGCCACCATCAATCCATTCCAAGCCCCGATCAACTATGCAGTCGACGTGCAAAGCCCTTTTGAGGCGGCACTCGGTGGGTTCAAACTTGGCGCTGGTGTAGCAGAGGCTCGGGCACAAGTAGAGGCCCAAAGACAGGCAACTCAGAATCAACAGGTTTTTGAGACTGGTCTGCGCACATTCTTTGCCAATCCAAACCGCAAATTTGAGGACTTGGAGTCGATCCTTCCAATGGCCAACAAGCAGCAGTTTGATGCGCTACAAGCCATTGGCAAAAACATGGGCGAAAGGCGTTTGGAAAACGCCAAACTCTTTTCAGGCCAGCTTCTCGCAGCTCTTGAGTCAAATCCTACAATTGCTCGGAGCATGCTTGAGCAGCGTATTCAAGCCGAAACTGATCCGCAACAACGCGATGCCTTTCAAGCAACCCTGAAGCTCCTTGATGTCAGCCCAACTCAAGCGGCTCAGATGGTCGAATACACCGGAATGGGTGCATTCGGCAAGGACTGGTACGACAACGTAACAAAAATTCGTGCTGAGCGTAGGACTGCAGCGATGCAGCCAGATGTGGCCAGAAAGACCGCTGCAGATGCCGATGCGGCTGTGGCAGAAGCACAGAGAAAAGTTGCAGAAGCAGCAAACACACCAGATCGTCTGAAAGCAGAACAAGACTTGCGAGTCGCTCAGGTCAGAAAAGAAAGGGCAGATGCAGATGTGGCTGCTGCCACTGTGCAATCACGCATTGCAAAAGCAGCGGAAGAGGCCAAACCTGCGCCTGGTTTTGCAATCATCCCAGAGGCAGAAAGGGTAAGACTTGGACTGCCTGCTGGCGTTTATCAGCGAAACCTGGGAACGCAGAAGATCGAGCCTGTCAGCAAGGAGCTGGTGCGCATAGACATGGGCCAGCAACTTGAAACATTGCTTACCAAAGAACTTGAAGTCCCAAGGGCGCAGGAGTTCTCTGCCGCTGCTGCATCTGCCCGAACATTTGCACGAGACTCAAGGGTCATCGCAGACCTGCTTAAAGGCAAAGGAGGCGGAACACTTGTGAAGCTCACCAGTGATTTTGCCAAGACTCTTGGATTTGAGACAGATACGGTAAAAGCAAACGACTTGGCAAATTCACTTTCAGTTCGTGGAGCAACTCAGCTTCGTCCACCTGGTTCTGGCTCCACGTCAGACATTGAGTTTAAAGCGTTTGTCTCTGCATTTCCTTCGCTGGCCAATTCTGAAGGTGGCCGTGATTTGATGGCCAAGTATGCTGAGGCTTTTGCAACACGATCTGCGAAACTGTCTGACTATGCGAACAAATTAATTCGTGAGCGCAGATATAGCCAAGAAGAAATCGCAAGATTCGACGAAGGTCTTGGCTCAGTTCTTGGTCAAGATTTCTACTCTGGCGCAAGAACCAGGGCACCCGCTGCTCCTGCTCCAACCGCAGCAGCTCCAGCGCCAGCACCAGTGGCTCCTGCGGCAGCCCCAGCAATGCCCTCTGGTTTCCGCGTAATTCGGTAAAGGTCAAGACCAATGGCAAGATATAAAGTCCAAGCGCCTGACGGAAGCATCATCGAGCTGGATGGCCCGGATAACGCAACAGATGCGCAATTGATCCAGGCTGCTCAGGCGGCCTATGCACAGCGCCAGCAAGGCGCTCAGGCACAAGCTGCCGCCCCTGCACCTGCCGCAGCTCCTGCCGCAGCGCCAGCAGCAATGGCACCTGCTCCTGCACCGACTGCGGCTCCCAGAGCAGCTAGGCCTGCTCCTGCCGCTATGGCAACTCCTGCTCCTGTTGTTGCACCTGCACCGGCAGCCCCTGCTACTGCCCCTGCTCCTGCTACGGCTCCAGAGCAGCAAAGGCCGATGGGATTTTTCGAGGGATTGGTGGAGTCTGTCACTGGCCGCGCTCGGGCAACGCCTGAGACACAGCGCCTGCCTGAGTGGACGACGATGCCAGAACTCAACCAGATGAGCGTGGCATCTTTCAAGACTGCCCTTGGGTCACTTCTTAGTAACCCTCAAGAGACGGTGCAGATTCTGCAGTCCAACTTCCCTGGCGTGCAGGTGCGTCAGGACGAGAAGGGAAATTTTATCCTTCGGTCATCCGTCAACCAGCAGGAATACGCTATCCCGCCAGGATTTACGATGGGCGATATTCCTCGCGCCATTGGTGGAGTTGCTGCATTCACACCGGCAGGCCGAGCTGCGACCATCCCTGGCGCTGCTCTCAAGGCTGGCGCAACGCAGGCAGGAATTGAGGCAACACAGACTGGCATTCCACCGCATTCTTTCTTGGGTGATGCTCTGAGTGTTGGTGGAGAGTTCAATCTTGGCGAGGTTGGCCTGGCAGCCGCCACTGGACCTGCTGGGCAGATCATTCAACGCGTAGCACCACCGGCGGCTGCAGCCGTGCGACGAGGCGTCCAGCGTGCCACCGGCCGCGCTCCTGCGGCCCCACCAACTCCTGCTGCACCTCGCGTCGAGCCGACTTTTGACATGGGGCCACCCACTGGCGCACCAGAGGCACAGCTCCGGGCGCTTGAGTTTGAACTGGAAATGCTTTCCTTTCAGCCAATCCGGCAGGGTGAATCCAGAGTAATCCGAGAGGCCAGGCTTGGCGAGGTGCAAGAGCAAATCGCTGCACTCAGGAGCAGGCCAGCCCCTGCACCTCCAGCCCCGGCAGCAGCGCCTCCTGTGGCCCCAGCAGCGCCTCCTGTAACGCCTCCTGTAGCTGGAGCAAGGTTGGCCCCTGAACCAACAGCAAAGCAATTGCCATCGGACATTGAGTCTGCTAGGCAAGCAGGCATTACTCTTATGACCAGCGATGTGGTGCCACCACGAACATTTGCGTCGAAGTGGTTGCAAACCATTGGCGAACGAATCCCAGGCGCAGGAACTGGCGGCATCCGTCAGACTCAACAAACCCAGCGCATTGATGCTGTGCGCAACGTGTTGTTAGAATTTGGCGCTGATGATGCTGCAAGAGCGGCAGACGATGTGATGAAAGATTTGGCCACCAAACGTGGTGCTGATCTTGCAAAATACACAGGCCTAAAAACAGATGTCATTAATCGTCTTGGTGATGCTGGAACGGTCCCAATGACTAGAACAATGCAAGCCATTGACGATCAGATCGCCAAACTGCAAGGCTTAAAAACTCAGGAAGTTGCACCAATCATTGAGCGATTGACAGACTGGAAAGCTGCTCTGCAAGATCAAAACTTGGTCAATGTTGAAACACTTCGGAAACAAATTGGAGAAAGTTTTAAAGCCCCCGAATTGGCATCTGTTCGCGGCATTGGTGAAAAAGCTCTGTCCAGCATTTATAAACCTCTCAAGCAGGACATGGAAGCGTTTATCACTCAAGTGGGCGAACGTCGTGATGTAACAAAATATCAAGTTGCAAACAAACGACTGGCTGATCTTGCTGGCGAACTTGACATGAGCACATTGAAATCAGTGCTCAGGCGTGGTGATGAAACGCCGGAAGTAGTTGCCAATATGCTTTTTAGCAAAAAACCCAGCGAAGTAAGGCAGCTTTATGCGAGCCTAACTCCGACTGGACGTGAAAGAGCCAGAGCTGCAATTCTGTCTCGTGCAGCAGAAAAAGCAACTGAGAACGTAGCCGAAGGAACAGTTGTATCACCAGACAAGTTTGCCAATGAAGTAAAACGTCTCGGCACATCTGTGGGCGTGTTTTTTAATGGTGATGATCTGAAACAAGTTGAAGGGCTTGTTAGAGTGCTCAACATCACCAAACGCGCCTCTGCAGCCGCAGCAGCACCACCCACAGGAGTGCAGGCCGCAATCCCAGTCAGTGCTGCTGCACTGTCTAGCTTTTTTGGTGGTGGTCTGCCAGGGTTCATTGCAACCCTTGGCGCTGCCGGTGGGGTTGGCGTGGCCGCTCGCATTTACGAATCAGCCCCTGTTCGTAACTTGTTGATGAAAATACCACAGACCGTTGCAGGAAGCAAAGAAGAAGCTGCATTGCTTAAAAGTTTGACATCTGCAATCCAAACAGGACGACAATTCGACCAGGAGAACCAACAATGAGCGCACTCTCGATTCAAGTCCCATTCCCGGTCTTCCAAGACCGTGATGGGCAGCCATTGGAGAATGGTTACATCTGGATCGGCCAGCCGAATCTGAACCCACAGACCAACCCTGTCGTGGCCTACTACGACGAGGCTCTGACCATCGTGGCACCTCAGCCTTTGCGCACGCTCAATGGTTACATTTCTCGGGCAGGCACCCCAGCTCAAATTTATGTTGATGGCGTGAACTTCAGCATCTTGGTGCAGGACAGCAAAGGCTCGATGGTCTACAACTTTCCAGATGGCACTGGTATTAGCCCAGATGCTTCTGAAGTGATATACAACCCTCCATTTGCCAATTCTGTTCCAACTAATGTTGGAGCAAAACTTGCTGAATCAATCAGCGTTTTAGATTTTGGCGCTGATCCAACTGGTGTTGTAAATTCATCAACGGCAATTGCTAACGCAATCAGTGCTTTGCCTGCTGGCGGTGGAGTTGTGACGTTCCCTCCTGGGACGTATTTAGGACATATCAACATCAATCGGTCAAATGTTCGCATCAACGGCTTTGGCGTAACGCTGGTGTCAGATGGAACCAATCCTGCAATTAAGATTCAAATTCCGAGCGATACACTTGTCAATGCGTGTGTTTATGGATTTACGATTAACGGGCTGAATGCAGCAACTCATGGCGTGAGAATTGTTCGGGCAACTCGCGTAATGATTGATAACCTGTTCATCAGAAATTTCAACGATCACGGCGTTTACATCACGGGCGATGGTTCTGGTTCTGTCACGCAGATTCAAGTGCAAATGTGCAGAATTGACTCTGGTAATGCACCAGCGCCAGGATCGGCAGGCATTAGGATTGGTGATGGCGGCGTAGCTACGACGGTTCGATTGATTGACAACTACATCACCGGCTATCCAATCAGCATCAGCGATGATGGTGTCAACACAGTTGGATTGGGCAACATTTACGAGTACGCATCAAATGCTGTTGTGTCTGCTGGTCCCAACACTTATATCGGTGATTGGGTTGAGTCTGGCAGTATGTTCACAGCCAACCATTATGTGATTGAAGATGGCCGAACCACCATTATTTCGCCACATGGCTCAGGTATTGCCAACGTGGTTCAAGGCGCTCCTGGTCAGTACCCCAACATCCAAAACAAGATCATGATGCAGGATTTGTCGGTGCAAGGGCCGACAATGATGGTTGAGGGTGGTCTGCAATGGTACAGCCCTGCAATTGGCGGAGCAGTATTGCCAAGCGCACCGAAAAATTTGCGCGGCCTAGTGCAAGTAACAGGCGCAAACACCAGCGCAACTGTGACTTTTACAACCGCTGAACCCAATGCAACTTATTTTATAGTTGCAACTCCTGTTGAACTGATAAACACACCGGCAGCAGGTTCCAACCGAGTAACCAGTATCACCAAAACGGCTTCAGGCTTTACGATCAATGTTGAAGTTGCACCAGGCGGCACAGGCATCGTGACCTTTAACTGGATCATGGTTCGATAACTTAATTCATGATTTAAGGAAAGAAAATGCTAAAAACAATTTCATCAATTGCAACACAAATCATTTCATCAATTACTGGTGGTTTAGTTCAATTCACTGGTCCAGCAGCAGGGACAACTCGTGTAATCACAGTTCCTAATGCCAATGCAACAATGGCCAGAACTGATGCGGCTCAAACTTTTACTGGCAATCAAACGTTTAGCAGCACCCAAGTTGTAACAGCAACTCCACCTGCAGTTCATGTAAACGCAAGTGGCGCTTCTGTGTCTGTTTCAAACGCAGCTAGTATTTCCTTCTCTGATTTTTCAGGAATGCTGTTAGTTTCTGATATAGGATTTTCCGGGTCGTTTGCTGTTTTGGCATGCGGTGGTGGCGGCACAGCGGTAGTTAGTCAAACCGTTGGCTCATATTTTACAAATACTTCAGGGTCCGGAACATTCAGGTTTTATTACGATGCAGGATTGTACAAATTAGAAAATCAAAGCGGCGGCGCAACTACTTTTAATATTTATGTAATTAAAACAAGAAACGGCGCGTAATAACACGCCTCAGATCGTTACTGGTAGTGCAATCTTATAAATTTGAAATCTAAAAATCAACACACTTTGAAAGTAAAAAAATCATGTCCACCAATTCGCAAATCGCATTTGCCCCACTTGGCAACACAGTCGTCATTCCTGCCACCACTTCTGCGTCAACTGGTGTCCAGGCTCTGGTGTTCTCAAGGCTTGATGCCCAAAGCACAGGCCAATATCGGATCATCAACAGCAGCGCCAATACGGTGTTTCTTGGAGTTGGCAACACTGCAGCAGAGGCCGCAGCCAATGCTGTGGCTCCTGTTGCTGGTACACCTTCAGCGGCCATCGTGCTAGTGCCTGGTGCTGTGGAAGTGCTGCGCTTTGCGCGTGAGTCGTTCTTCTCAGGCCTGGCCCCTGCTGGCGCATCTACCGTGTACATTGTGCAAGGCGAGGGCATGTAATGAGCCAGGTCGATGCAACAGATGCACGACTTCAGACGCACGAAGAAATTTGTGCACTGAGGTATGAGCAGATCAATGCGCGTCTCAAACGCATTGAAGGCATCATGATTAAGACTGCAGGCATCATGCTTGTGTCAATGGCAGGGACAATCTTTGCCGCAATCTGGATCACAAAATGATTGCAAAAGACAAGCTACAGCATCTCGCTATGGGCGTCGGCTCGACTGTTGTCCTTGGCGCGATTCACTTGCTTCCCATTGGCTGGGCCGTTGCCATCGGCGGCATCGTGTTCGGCGTCTTCTACGAACTCCAGCAGTGGTATCGCAAAGAGGGCCAGCCTGACATTTGGGATGCTGTTGCCACCGCGCTGCCTGGCATTGTGATTGGTTCTGCCTGGGAACTGCTGAAGGTGTAAATATGTCAGATCAAGACCTAACTCATGAGCTTGCGCTCATCAAGGAGCAGGCCAAAGTTGAATTGAACCGGCTACAAGCGCAAAGCACAGCCAAGGAAGTTGCTGGCAAAGCCATTGGCGAAAGCGGCCTCTTCTACATCACGCTGATTATCGTCATCGGCGTTGGCTCCAGTGTGGTGCTTGAGAATGAAAAGATTGCCGCTGTGATGGGGTTGCTGGGCGCGGCCCTGACCGCGCTTATCTCAATGCTTAACGGCATCGCTGGTGCAAGCACCAAGCAGGAAAAGCCTGAATTTGAAATCATGAAGCAGTTGATTGAGAAACTGGATCGTCTTGACCGACCAGAGCAGCCGATGCGCGTTGACGTTGAAGGCGACAAGGTGACGGTGCGTAAGGGTGACGACGTTGTCACTGCGAAAAAGGAGTGAGCATGGACTGGCTTAAGCAGATCGCCCCAACGATTGCCACTGCACTGGGTGGCCCACTGGCAGGCATGGCCGTCTCGGCAGTCTCCAAGGCCATTGGCGTGGATGAGGCAAAGGTGGGCGATCTGATCGCCTCCAACAAGCTGACCGCCGACCAGATCGCGCAGGTCAAGCTGGCCGAGATCGAGTTACAGAAGCAGGCGCAGGAGCTGGGCCTGAACTTTGAGAAGCTGGCCGTTGAGGACCGCAAGAGCGCCAGAGAGATGCAGGCCACCACTCGCTCGATGATGCCTCCTATCTTGGCTGGCGCTGTGACCTTTGGGTTTTTCGGCATCATGGTGATGATGTTCTTCAACCAGATCGACAGCAACAACCCAGCCATCTTGATGATGCTGGGCAGCCTGGGCACCGCCTGGACAGGGATCATTGCCTACTACTTCGGCAGTTCTGCTGGCTCCCAAGCCAAGACCGATCTGCTCTCCAAAGCCACCAAGTGAGGACACCATGAAACAGAATTTCGAAGCTGCACTGGCTGCCGTCCTACATCATGAGGGTGGCTTTGTGAACCACCCAAAAGACCCAGGTGGCATGACGAACCTCGGCTGCACCAAGAAAGTCTGGGAGGAGCATTGCGGCCACGAGGTGGACGAGAAGACCATGCGTGCGCTCACGCCTGCCGACGTGGCACCTCTGTACAAGACCAAGTACTGGGACAAGGTTCGCGGCGACGAGCTGCCGTCTGGCGTCGATTACGCTGTGTTCGATGCTGCCATCAACAGCGGCCCAGGAAGGGCAGCGAAGTGGCTACAGACGTGCGTTGGCGTCGAGCCTGATGGTGGCATAGGCCCGAAGACTTTGGCGGCTGTGGCGAACTTTGACTCACAGCAGCTTGTCGAGGACTACTGCAAGCGCCGACTGTCATTCCTAATGTATTTGGAACACTGGCCAACCTTTGGCAAGGGCTGGGAAAGGCGCGTTGCTGATGTGCAGGCCAAGGCAGCCAGCATGACTGCCTGAGACCTGCTACATGGGCTTGCGCGTGCGGCACGCCTCGCGCATGGCTGGGGTGAAGTCTGGGTGAAATGATGCCAGGCTGCAGTCGATAAGCCGTCTTTCAGGTGCGACTATTGCAGATGCTGCGATCAGGACGATCCACAGGCAGATGACAAATGTCACGCCAAGCACCATCAACATGGCGGTGGCCATCCTTCTGAGGTATCCAGCCACAGGGCTGGCAGGCAATGGCTCAGCGGCCAGCATGACTGGCTTGCACTTGGCCACACGGGCAGGGCACTCTCGGCCCTGCACGCAGTCTTGATTGCAGCAGTTCATTTGTCCAGGCCCAAGAACAGACAAGCGTGCTTGTGGCTCACGCCTTTGGAGTCGATGTAGGTCTCACCACAGCCTACCATCCACTCCATGAGCAGGATTGCCATAGCAACACCGATTGCGGTGGCCAGCGCCAGGTTGAGCAGCTTCTTCATTTCTTGGCTTCCGATGGTGGCACCCAGCCCATTGCACGAAAACGATCCATGATGTTGGTGGACGCTGCTGGTACATAGCGCCAGTTGGGGTTGAGCAGGCTTGGCCTGATGGCCAGCCAAGAGGGTTGCTGAGGTTGTGGGGCTTGCATGGTGGTCTCCTTAGATTTTGAACTCATGGGCCTTCAGGAAGGCAATCTCTTGTTCGGTGGCCATGCACACGGCCATCATGTGCTTTTGCAGGTAGGCCTGCAGCTTGGCCCTGTTGCTTGGCGATGGGCACTTGCGATAGGTTTCGATCAGTCTGCTCACGTTCAGCTCCTTGCTGGTTGGTTGCGATGACTGCATCTTACCACGATTTCCCACAATCTAATCAACTAGGGACAAACCCTAGTCTTTGGGAGTTTTTGCAGCAATCACCTTGGCCACCTTCTCAAGCGTTGTGAAGCGGTGCATGTTGGCGCACTCATAGCGCCTGTACTTGGCATTGTCTGCACGCTGGCGAGTCTCCTTCACCAGCGTCCAGGTGCCACACACTGGGCACTTCATGAGGCCACCTTCTTGCCCTCGTCTGCCAGTCCTTGCTTGATGTAGTGCAGCACCTGAGCGGCCAGCGTCCTGGTGTCGTTTTCAGCCTGGCGGCGCAGAGCCAGCTCAACATCTGCTGGGATGCGGATCGTCATGTAACGATCCTTGACGGCTGATGTCAACAACTTGGGAGTGGTCGGCGCGTCCATCAGATCATCACCTTCCAGTCCTCGGCCAGCATGTCAGTCTGACTGGCCAACCACGGCACGCGAGCGCCTGGAGTGTTCTGTGCGTCTGCAGGGTAGTTCAGAAACACATAGGGCAACGTCATCTTGCTGTGCTCATCAGGGCGCTGCAGCTCAAGCCACATGCCTTTGCCGTTCCAGCCTGCGCGGCACACATGAATGCCTTTTTTCAGGCACTCAAGCGCCAGGCCAAATGTCATGGCGTCGCATTCGCGGTAGGCATCCTCAAACGCTTCCTGTGGGGACCAGGATTCGTATCCATCGGCATAGCGCACGCAATAGCCTTCGCGTCCGGACTCGCTGTGCTTCTCAGGCACGGCTTGGATGATCTTGGTTCCGATATAGCGTTTCATCAGTCAGTCCCTCCAGCGTTGGTGATGGCAGCTTCCTCGAACATGTCGGCCGTGGCCTGGCCAGTGGCCAGCTCGACGGGGATGCCATGCGTGAGCAGGCTCACCAGATCGTCCTGGCCAGCCACCTCGATGTCGAATCGGGTCTGGGCTGCGTACTTGATGGCCTGGGCCTGATTGGCTGCACGAATCAGGCGGTGCTTGTTGGTCTCGGTGTCGGTGACGACATAAATGCGCGTGGTCATGTGTTTCCTATGTGGTTGGTGAAAAAAGTGCTGATCTGCTCTTTTGCATGACCAGCACCTTTTCCCACTATACAGCAGAATCCCACACTTTCAAGGTATGCAATCCAGTCTTTTTGCTCGGCACTGAGGCTGCCGCCTTTGCTGCGTTTCATCTCGACCCACAGACTCCAGGCAGGCACGAACAAGTCTGGAACGCCAGAGGCCACGCCTTCTGCCTTCAGGCGGCCAGCGGTGGCAGGGCTGCGTGCACCGCCATTGGGGATGGCAAAGATGCGCACGTCTGGCCAGGTTTGCCGAAACCAGCGCACCAGCTCGCGCTGCTCCTCATGTTCGGTGGGGATTAAAACGGACATGCAAACTCCCATTTGTCGCAGGCATTCACCTCGTCAGCAAACTCGCCTGGCGGCCTCATGTCAAAGACCGAGCAGTGGCCTTCCTGGCTGAAATGCTCACAGGTGTGGCAGCACTTCGGCGGCCCAGATTGCAGCCACTGGCGGTAATCAAGCAGGAATTGTGGCTCTGATGGTCTGGTGTTCATGTCCAACTCCTCTTCAAAACACGGTGAAACTTCCCGTCCATTTTGTACTCGATGGCCTTTGGCGGCTGGCTATTGCTCATCTGCACTGCCAGGTATTCCAGCCCTTCGCTATCGCCCATGCGCACGGCCTCGGCCAGATGCGCACCTGACGAGTTGGCCATCTTGAAGAGCTGCTGCATTGCACGCTCTCCAGCATAGCCATCATGCAGCACCGGCAAGTACTCGGTGATGGGCTTGTCGGACAGGCTGCCATAGTAGGTGCAGGACAGCATCTCCTTGCCGCTGGCCTTGCTGATGTGCCTGCGCCAGTTCCAGCTCGTCACCTCAAGGTCTTTGCCTTCCAGGCCCATGATGTCGTCGTTGCGCAGCTCCAGCTTCTTGCGCTCAGGCTCAGGGAATGGATGCAGGCAGGCAGGGCAGACAGCCACCGAGATGGCACACAGCTCACCGCAGTTGTCGCAGACCTTGACCGGCGCTTCTCCGTTGCCATCGCCTGCCTTCTTTGGCGGCTGCACTGCGGTAATCGGACCATGCGTGGCCACCACGCCAGCGAAGTCCAGCACCAAGCAGTGATCGGTGTGGCTTTTGACCCGCATCCCTCGGCCTGCCATCTGGACATACAGGCTGGCGCTCATGGTCGGGCGCAGCATGGCGATCAGGTCGATGTCAGGGTAGTCAAACCCAGTGGTCAGCACGTTGGCATTGGTCAATGCGCGTAGGCGGCCAGCCTTGAACTCTGTCAGCATTCGCTCGCGTTCTTTCTTCGGAGTTTCACCCGTCACGCACTCAGCGGTCACGCCTTGCTGGCGTAGGACTTCGGCTACATGCTGTGCGTGCTTAACGCCTGTGCAAAACACCAGCCAGGCCTTGCGATCTCCTGCCAGCTCAATGACCTCGCGCACAACCCGCTGATTGTTGTCGTCGGTGTCAACGGCTGCCTGCAGCTCGGCCTCGATGAACTCGCCCCCACGCTTGTGCACGCCAGTCACATCCAGCTTGGCCCTGGTGACCTTGGACCGCAGGGTGGCTAGGTATCCCTTGAAGACCAGCTCCTCGATGCTCACAGGCTCGATCAGGGCATCGAACAGGGCAGGCTTGTCAGTTATCAGGCCATGCCCCAGGCGATAAGGCGTGGCCGTGAGACCGATGACCCGCAGGCTCGGGTTGATTGCCTTCAACTCGGACAGCAACTTGCGATAACCACCCTCGTCTTTATGGTTGACCAAATGGCACTCGTCAATGATGACCAGATCGATATGACCCAGCTCCTTGGCCTTGCTACGCACCGACTGGATGCCAGCAAAGGTGATCGGCTCCCCGAGCTGCTTCTTGCCGATGCTGGCGCTGTAGATGCCCATCGGCGCGCCTGGCCAGTGCTGGCGCATCTTCTCGGCATTTTGCTCGATCAGCTCCTTGACATGCGTCAGCATCAGCACGCGCGTCTCTGGCCAGTTCTGCAGGGCGTCCTTGCACAGGGCGGC